ATTTGCATTTGTCAACATGAGCACGATATTCGATGTAGGCGGGATTCTGCGGGTCGAGATTTAGGAGCGAAAACTCATCATCGACATCAAGAGTAGACCTGACCAACGCCACAATGAGCTTTTTTCTATCAACAGGAGTTGAGACCTCAATATAATCGTATTTGAATTGTGCCATGGTCCCGCCATTGCCATCGTCTACCGTCGTCTCACGGATATTAAACCTCACTTGGAGATTCCGATTCCGGTAAGCAATTAAATCTGGCCGCTGGTTACTTGTTCCACTACTCATAATTAACCCCATATCTTTTTATTAGATTGTTCGTGTCTGCCCAACAGGAGCACCTGCTCCCACAAAAACCCGTAAAAATTTTTCAAAAGCACAGCCGACCGCCGACGCTCACATAGTCAGACGAAGAGGCGTCATCCGCAGCCACGCAGAAAACGCCCGCCGGCGAACCGACATTCGCACCACCGCCCAACAGGAGCACCCGGTAATCCTCGACCCAACCACTACCGAGATTGTCGTAGTAGGTATAGAAATAATCGGTGATTTTTGTAGAGCTGGTTGCACCGACTGTGAGAGGCAAAAAGCCTCGCATTACCTGGGACAAGGTGGACTGGTATTCATCCAGGAGAGCCAGATCTCCGACCTCTTCATAATTTGTTTGAGTATCGTCTGCAAAATTGGCTTCGTTGTTACATGCGAACAAGCGACTATAAGCCCCGGCCTCATTATTGTAGATGTTAACCCCATCTATAAAGGTCCAGACATTCCCAAAGAAATTTTCGATCCCTCGATAGGTCATATAAGCGGTGTTGCTATTGCCACCCACCGATGCTGATCCATTGCCGTCCGAATTTGATTTCCCAGCCTGCCCGATATAGCTATCAGCGACCCATGATCCGCCTGAGAGTGCTGTTCTGCCTTCGCCTATCGTGGTCTGTGAATCAAAATCTGCATATTCCGTCAGATAGAGCAACTGGGCAGCACTCATCAAATCAAAGTCCATCTCTCTCCACCCGGCCCCACGTTGCGATGCCGCACCTCTAAACTCGGCACGTGTTTCATTCACCTTTGGGAACTGACCCGATATTGAGCAGAGTATATCTCCAGCGGCATACAGGCTCGTCACAATGTCGGCACTGGCTACCATGGCACCAGCTGTGGCATCATATAGACTTGCCTCATAAGCACCCACATATCTAAAATCAACCTCCTGGCCGTCCTTGATAAACGCAGGGTGCACCGTAAAACCCTCTACGGGTTGTGATGCGATTTCCCAGGTATGCGATGGAGCTGAATAACTGTACTTGTACCAGAATTTAGGGATCTGGACCATGACCTGACCATGCGATTGATCCGTGATGGTTGCTGGCTGGCCATTGTCTTTTAGTGTACTGTCATCGGGATCGAGAAAGTAGAGCACGTTTCCGGAGTCATCCAGAACGCAGCGTTTCATGGCTTCCTGAATAGGCATAAATGCCGATGGTGATGCTCCGATAGCCTCGCCGGATAGAGCCCCGGTTCTGGCATATACATCGGTTGTCTCATTCCATGTAACACCGTAATAGGGAGCTGCTGAGATTCCGCCAGCGACCACAAGATTACCAGTAAAGTTAGCGGAAGTGCCATTTAATTTTGCTCCTACCTCTATCTCATCAGAAGCATTGATTTTGAACATATTGACAAAGCCTGTACCTGCGAAATCTACTGCTCGTTTCCAGACATTATTTACTATTGTAAATATACCAGTTATATCCACATTTCTAAGATTACTTACATCTAAATCAGCATCAGGGACTAATGCTCTATTTGCTTCAGCAACTTTAACTGCTGCTGGCATAAAGCCATCAAAAGCAGCTTGAGCATTATTCGCTGTAACATAGCCATTCGCTATATAGGTAATATTGGCTGCATCAACGGAAGCTAATTGGCCCCATGCTGCTCCATCCCACTGGAACCCTTGGATGTGGCCGGGTTCGATTACGATCCCGTTAAAGGTTGCGTTCTCAGTGCTTGATGCAAGGTTCATAACCCAGAACTTGCGGTTCGCTGTTATTCCTGTCGGATCACCAATCGTATTTGATACACCGGCAAAGGTACATGTAACTGAGACACCTGAAGATGCATCAACTGTAGCTGTGAGGGCAGCACTCGTATCTCCTGCATCGTCGATTACATAATCGGCCATTGGCAGGCCACCAGCATCACTCAGCAAAAACTCTCTACCAGCGGAATTCTCATAATATACTTTACCATCTGTTTTGCTATAGACTCGGCCAGATCCAGCGGCAGGAGTACCAGGCTTTACAGCCTGCTCTGTCAATAACATTCCAACACCACCGGCTGAGATCCCACCCGCAACCCAGAAATTACCAAGTGAGTCCACAGTCTTTACATCAACACGGTTCACGTTTTGGACACGTGTTTTATTTACACCTGCAGCGTCTCCGAGTACAATGGCACCATCTCCATCATAAGGCACCCATTCGATCATCGTTATCCGTCTTTTTACAATGCCCATAATTACGATCTCCTTATGATGCCTGTCCAGAACATGATTTCAAGCACCATAGAAGTGCCTGGTGAAGCGAAGTAAAAGGTCTTCGTCTCCGGCTGGTCCAGCAGGTCTTCTTCCCACACGCTATCAGCGGGGAAGTTTATATATTTATCATTCGCACCCGGAGACGCAACCACTCCACTTAATTCATTCATTCTCCAGGCAATGGAAGGATCTCGCAGTTGAATTCTGAAACGCTCAACATTGTCAGGAAATTCGTAGGGGTATTCTGTGTCCGCTACGGGCAAAAGCAGTACGTCTGTTTTCATTTTTCTTAAACTCATAATAATTTCCTCGCTATGTTAAGCTGATATCTGTCATTTTGCCCCCGGCATTAGCATTCTAAGATCATCATTGAATCCCGAATTAATCATATTGACTACATGGGGAGTCATTTGGGCAGCAGTTCTCTGGGCAAGGTGATACGGTTGTGTCCCGGGATGGATCCAGCCTTTGGAATCCTCATGCATGATCCTGAAAGTCATGTACTGAGATCCACCAGCGGATGAATGGCGGGGGAACTTAACCATGCCCTTATAGGGGCTTGCTTTCCAAGTGTAATGATAACCCGGTTTTACTCCAGCCTGCCTTGCCTGCTGATTTGATAGGGTTTTGGTACGGATGCCTACATTAGAATTCAGTCTGGTTCCAAATTTGAATTTCCCTTTTGTGATGGGATTTCCGAACTGGTTATCCACTTGCTTCGTTCCAGTAAGCCTGCTGGTAGTGAGTTTTCTGGCTCCTACATAAACCGCCTTTGGCATAGCCGGGAGAGAAACAGATCCCGGGGTTCCATGCCTGAAGGGGATGATCATATAGAGCTTCCCTTTTTTGGATCTCCGGGCTTTGCTGGAAGTATGAAGCATTTTCTTCATATCCCACGCCCGGGTTCCATACTCAATAGCAGAAGCATGAGGGGCAGTATTTACTACTGCCCCCCTAAAGATATCTCCAGCGTAGGGGTACTGAGCACCGCTTTCAATGGCTGCGATATACGCTCCACTTTTGCGCTTAAATGCCCCTTTGGAATTATCTATCCATGCCTGCTGAATCGCATAGGTTGCATCCTGAACGGCTTTCGCCGTGGAAGGGAGACGATCTTCACCCATTGCCTCTAATGCATAAATTACATCATTAAGAAGCCGGGTATCGACTTGTGCAGTAATCTCAAACATTCAGGGTTTAGCTGGATACGCTTCCGCTGATTGTATCTACTGAGGTTTCAGCACTTAATCGCTGGATCCCGGTGTAAGCTGCATTTTTGCGGAATGTGCCATCCACGATATCACTTCCATCCACGATATCATCTGTTTTGGCAGTCCACGGAGCTTTCGCACCATTCTGGAGATAGAATCTTCCCAGAACTACAAAGCGACCGCACATAGCTGCTTCAAGAGCATCCAGAGCGGTTTTAGTGGCAGCGAAGTCTGCATAAGCCTGCAGTGATGCTGTTGGATCTCCATCAGCACTGATAATCAAATGGGCAGTTCCAGCCAGATTTGTTACGATCAGCCATCCACCAAATTTCAGAGTAGTGACAGTATCAGCCAGAGCAAAAGGGAACGAGGCATCAGCAGCGACTTCTGCTAACTCTAATCCGTTTACCTTCACTGTGGATGCACCGATGGCGAACTCTTCCGGGGTAGCACTCACAGCAATGGTAGCTGGATCTATGATCCCAGAATCACCCAGTTCATCGTAGTACGTGGCTGCTGTTACCTGTGCATCAGATGTAACAGGTAAATTAGTACCGATCGTGAAACCACCAGCAGCAGCTTCAATAACCAGATATCCGATTACCAGAGTGTTTGCAGTCAGTGGCTGATTGCATAGAGCCAGCAAAGCGAGTTCTGCTGATTCATAAGCCATATCACCAGTCTCATCTGCAGCATCATTGGTGATTACACCCAGTTTACTAATCTGGAATCTCCACGCTCCGAACTTGGTTGCTGTGATATCGTTTGCAGCACTTGCCAATACTGATTCTGCAGCAGGGGCATAATAGTGTTGCCCGCCAATCATGAAGCGAATAGCTGCATTCATGCGGGATTTAGTTGTAGTGCCAGTTCCTTCCTGCATCCCGGGGACACCTGAAAGCAGTTTGGTTTCTCCTACGAAATAACTTCTAAACGCATTTATCAGTGAGATAATCTGCAATAGAATTCTACCGAACCGGATCTTACCAAAGATCGGCATGGCATGGTTAAGCTGATAGACTTGGTTTTGTGACATGGTATCGTCTCCTTTTAATGAAAACCATCTACGGTTAATCTCTTTAAGTATTTTCCCTTTGTCGCATCGATCCAGTCAGTTTCCTGCTTCTTATACTCTTCCAAAGCAGCAGAATGCTCACCGAACGTAGCAGAGGAAGTATAGCTCTTGGAAGTGCTTGCTCCATCTACAGATCGAGTTTCAGATGAAATACCTCTATGAACGTCCAGATTAGGAAGCATTTGTAATGCTACCCGCCGGGCAATGGCTGTCCGGAAGTTCCTTTTCAAGTTTGCTGGGAGATTGTCCCAGTCCAGCCCGGCTTCATACGTTATATGGAAAAAGTCTGGGATGTGATTTGCTTCACCCAGAACCAAAGCTATCCCCATTCCGCCCTGAGCGATCATCCGGAATGCGAATCCAGAGATCCCCCCAGCGTATGGAACTACCTTCAGCAGCCCTTCCTTAGCATTTCCAATCACGATCCATTCAGCGGGAATAGTAGCTACCAGTGTTTGGTTTAGCTTTAATTCCATAGTTGTGATTGATACTACCGGGAATTCATGAAGGTACTGAGTCCAGAATTTTTCTGGAATAGGATCCATGAGATAATCATGGGTTTCCACGACTGTAGTGGGGGAAAAGAATAGTTTTGTTTTTGTTTCCAAATGCTGGGTAGCAGATTGGATCTGCTCCCTGATCGTATCACGATAAGATAATCCGGAGAACGTGGCTTCTATTTCAGCCTCAGAGATACCACGTAGGTATTGATCCATGACATAAGTAACTGAAACCAGCAAGCGATCCGTTTGGATCGCTTCTGTAATTACTGCATCTTCTGGTGAATATTTGGGTTCCAGACTAACAGCAATAGTGGACTGCGTAGCAGCCCAATAAATGAAACAATCATCTGGAACGGCACTACTACTGAGGATTAAATCGTAGTAATACTTCCCATTGGAGCTATCGAGTATGCAAGTTTTCTCTTGTACATCAGCTTCACTGGAATCCTTTACATAGGATCCGGTTGTAGTGACAAGTGAGAAAGTTGCAGCATCGATCGTCTCTTCGGTATCCAGATAGACCCGATTAGTTCTCCCGAGAAACAATTTTTGCATTTTGTTCTACTTTTCAAAGCGGGGATCCGCATAAATCCGTAATAAAAGTTCTTTTGCTGTCCCTTCAGGATCGATACCGTATGTTTTACAAAAGGGTACGATATCCTTTTCCTTACCGGACTTGCTCACAGGTAGTTCTACTTTCAGGGATCCATCAGGAGCATTTTCAAAGTGCTCTCCGAGATCTTTATTATTGCCCTCACCAGATCCACCAGTAGTACCAGATTCTTCAGTACCAGTTCCAGAGCTCTCAGATCCATCAGATCCGCCTTCAGGGGTTTCACTGGTATCTGCATCTGGGTTAGGTGCTTGAACCGTCTCAGATTTGACTGAGGCAGCTTTAGAGGCTGCATTGGTAGGTTTGGGGGGATCAGGGATCTCTTCTACAGAGTATCCGGGCATATTTAGCGTAAAATGTTCTTCCTGTCCTGCTGTGAACTTGGTAGCAATACCTTCAACAAAAGATACTATTCCTGCTGAACTTTGGCGATCCACTGTGTTTTTGTTAGGTGCTTTTAAGATTTTCATGATTACCGTTCCCTATGTAAAAATTCAAAGTTTCCGTAAAAGGTTGGTGGGATCCCGAGAGATCCCACCAACATTTTCAAGAGATTGAATCAGCTTTCTTAGGCTGCTGCGCCGTTAAAAGTGGATTCACTCCATCGTACATTTGTGTACATGACATGATATGTACCACCAACACGGGTATTTCTGAGCTTTTGGATCCTCAAATATGCATAAAGCATATACAAGTATGGATATCCCACGATGCCATTAAGACCAAAGGGGAGTTCCATTCTCAGGAAGGGCATAAGCTGGCGATAATCAAGTGCATCAGTCTCTGCTGCATTAGAGATCAGGATAGCCACTGAAGTCCCGGGAAGGATAAGGTTAAGATCTACCACAGCGTTCGTGCTCACAGCGTTCGTGATTGCTACATCAGCGATCCATCTGCAATCAGCAGCGGTAGCAGCATTCATGGCACTACGATAAATTGATAACCCGGAAATAGTTGAATCATTACAGGTAACAGTAAGAGTAACCTTTTCACCAGCAGCTACTGAAACAGCAGCAGCGGTAGCTACAGAAACTGAGATTCCATCAGCATCTACAGCGGAAACCTTGTACCAATAATCTCCAGCATCACCAGCACCGAATTTGCTGGCAGCATCCACAGCCACGACTGCAGTAGGTGCAGTTGTAGGCTGGGCTGGTGCATCAGTTGCACTTGGGAAGTCAGCAGCGGGGGCTAACATTCCAGCAGATTCACCGGATGGGAAAAAGGTATCAATAGATGAACGGAATTTGAAGTGAGGATCACCACCGCCCCACTGGTATGCAAAGTCACTATAGAACCCGGCTGCAGGTTGACCAAGCAGCATGTTCTGGGCTCCAGCAGCCTGAGCAGCAGGAAGGTTTACACGGCGAGATACAGGTAAGATCTTATTCAGATCTGATTTGATCTTCGTGGGCATAACCATATCTGTAGCTACACCATAGTTATTCAAGATTCGTTCAGCACCCACGTCCAATTTTTCTTCAGAGATTTGATCACCCTGAGAATAAGAGGCAGATCCAGTGGCACGGCAATCCACGATGGCATCAGTAAAGCCAGCGTTATATGCATCCAGAATCTGTTTGTAGAGTCCATCATACTGAGTAGGCATCAGATCACTGTTACCGAAAACGGTAGCCAATTCCATTGCTTCCAGAATTGTAATGGCAGCAGCGTTATTGATAATCTGGTGCTTCTCTGCCATTGTTCTGACAGTCTCAGCTACGTGGGTTAAATCACGCATATCACGGATGAACTTTGTGGAGTCCACTTTGCGTTCCAAAGTCACATCAGAAGCCTTTGGAAATGCTCCCTCAGTTCGGAATTTACCAAATGAGTGACGTTGTGCAGCATTAGTTCCGTGATCGGAAAGTACCATCCACTGATCCAGAACAGCATGGATGGGTTTCTTGCGGAGCAAGTTGAACCATACCAAGTTATTGCGGGATTCAGCAGTTGTTTTAAGATCTGTATCGATGTTCTCAATCGTGATGGCACGTCCACCAGTTAGAGTATCCAGATCGGTCATATCTGATCCAGTACCTTCACCAGCGGAAAAGGCTTTGCTAATACCATTGGGGGTAATTCGCATTGCGCCTGAATCCATCATGGATTTGTTCATCTCTACAATCTGATCAAACGATTTGTCGAGCAGAAAATTCATTGTTTTCTCCTAATGAATAGAGTGTTTATTAAAAATAGGAATAGTTAAAAAGGACTATTCGCACTTGTCCAGAACGGTCTGGACAGTCTCAAACTCACCAGTTCTGAAGTGATTTTCAGCTATTGATCTCTCCCGGTTATCGATCTTTTTAGCATCGATACCCTTCTGAAGAGTAGTCTGAAGTTCAGCCCAGTTCTTTTTGAATTCAGGTTTGCCACCACCGTCACTACCGCCTTCACCAGCGACCGTCAAAGCCTCAAGATCTACCTGAGCACCCGGACGGGATTTCATGAGGATCGTAACAGCTTTAGATAGGGAGATAGCTTTCTCCCCTTCGCCTACAGTGACTGCAGATTGAACGCTCTTCAATAGAGCACCCAGTTCAGTGCGAATACCATCCACCTCACCAAAGGCTTTTGCGAATTCAGCATCACGTTCGTAATCATAACCGATCTTTTCCTGAATTGCCTGAGCAAGACCGTTCACGCTCTTCTCAATATTGAGCAGCATGGGAGCAGCATCGATATAATCACCCTCTTCGCCCTCTACTACAGGGAGAGCTTCAGGTTCATCAGCAGGCTTGGCTGCTGGAGTAATTGCTTTTTTTAGAGCATCAATTTTCTCACCAAGACCTTTTAGCATGGATTTTTCCACTACTACAGGTTCTGGATCTGGTTCAGCCTCTGGCTCATACGTGATGCCCAGAGACTTAATCAGGTTTTTTGCCTGATCTTCATCAGTAACACCCTGATTTTTGAAGTGAGCTAAAGCTGCAGCTTCATTTTCAAATACTTTCATTTCAATCTCCTGTGATTTTGAAACAGCGGTTTTCTTTTTCCGCTTTTTTTTCTTATCATCTTCAGTCTGCTCAATCTCTTCAGCAGTCTGCTTGATTTTGGTATCGATGTTATCTCCTGCGATCGCATCCACTCCAGTTTTATCTGGGATGTTGGTAGCAGGATCACCCACTTCCATTGCCTTTATTAATTCGGCTTCCCGGGCATCTATATCGATACCCATGATGGATTTAGCAAAGATGGCATTGTTCTCTTCCATCTTCTGGAGATAGGTAGATTTATTCACGGGGTTTGGAGTGATCACAACATTAATAACTTTAGCTTTCCGTATTCCACCACGTCCTGCCTTGCCATCAGTGTAATGACCTTCAATGCTCCAGCCCAGCGTTCTCTGGTTCTCAGGGAATTCACGGTTATGCTCTTCCAGAGCAGTGATCAGTTCCCAAGTTTTATCAGAATATTTTTTATTGTTAAATAAAGCACCCTTCACAAGCATTCCACCACCGGGGGTAGATTTGCGATCGTGGGGGCATCCAATGATGTATTCTGGATCTGCAGCTACGTGCTCATATTTGATCCAGCCATTAGTATCGAAATAACTCCAGTCCAGAGATTTTGATAATAGGGTTTCACCCTCTTCATCTGGGGATGTATTTGTGATCTCACCATACAGCAATCTACGTGGTGCTTTTCCCTCTGAAACTGCTGCTGCAGATTCAATGGATTTGGACAAGCTAACTTGCCCTAAGAGAATAAAATCTGGTTTTACTTTTTGTTCATTGTCCATAAAATAGAAAAAGCCCAGCCTTAACGGGCTGGGCTTTGACCTCCTGAATTCTTTGAATTCCGTCTAATGCCTAACAGCAATCGAAACAAAGTTAAATCTGGGGGAATAGTAAAACAAGGGTGAAGGGACAAATATGGCGATACGCCATATTTGGCATAGCATGTTGGGGAAAGTGCTGCAGGAATGCAGCTTGGGGGGATGTAACAGGGGGATAAAAAAAAGCCCCTCAGAAAAATCCTGAAGGGCTTAGGGGGATTAACTTCCCGGGGAACTAAGCCGGGAATACTTCACGTTTATAATTTATGGATCTTTTGGAGAGATCATATCCATCATTTGTAAATATGCTGGATCTGGAGATCTTCGCCATTGTGGATCCAAGCTGGGGGGCATGATTGGCAATGCACACGGGGGAGCACCAGAAGCCTGAATCTCTCCAGCCATAAGCTACCAGACTGAGCTTCAATTCATTCTCTGAGTTCACCCGGTAGGATCTCTTCTTTAGAACCTTACCACACCACCAGCAATGCCTCACTGGAGCCTTCATCCGGATCTCATGTTCAGCTACCACTACTTCAGTAGCTGTCATGGATCCCACCGACTTCAGCAGATCTGGGCGATGATACTTCTGGTATTTATCCAGATCTCTACTCCTATTTACATCCCGCCCTTTATTCATAATTCCATCCAATCCGTTCTGAGCAATTAATTCTCACAGCATCATGCTCTCTTGGATCTGCAGCCTGAGCAATCTGGATCCGGGGATCCGCACTCCACTCTACTCCGAGCAGTTTGCAATCGTTCAGGATAGCCTCACAGAGTTCACCGGGATCATCAAAGAAACTTTGCCCAGAGGGATCTGGATAGCTTCTGATCAGAATAGTTCCCCTTATACGCTGGATATTCACGATCCCACGCCATCTGCCTGCTTCCAGCGAATAGTTGTCTGGGTAGATCTCAATGGCATCTGCTGTCATTCTGGGGGTAAGCCATGCAAAGGATCCTGCAGCATCTGGATTAGCCTTCAGGATCGTATCCTCATGGAAGCGGATCCCCAAATAATTGAGAAGCCATCCCAGACCTTCACAGGCATCGCCATTGCCATCAATAGCAAAGCCTGATAGTGACATTGTAGAGCCTTCCTGAGCAGTTACGACTGTCTTAAAATCGCCATTGCCATCCCAGATGATTTCCACGGAATTCACGGGGGAAACCAGCTTCCGGTTCCCTCTGAAAAATGCGATCGATTTTGCTGTGGATTTGTGGTTCCCGTCCTCAATGTTCAGCAGGATCTGCTTGGGTACTCCATCTTCCTTCCCATCGTCCCCAGAGCAAACAGCCATGCCACCGATACACTTCAAAAAACTACCGGGCTGTGCTGCTTCCATCCAGTTCCGGATCTTAGCACGTTCATCTGGATTAACTCCACGATCAATCAATGCACCGGGCTTATCCCCAGACCATTCCAGATTGGTTCCGATCGTAAATACAAAAATAAAATGTTTCATAAAATGTTCTCCCATTTGGTACAATCAAATAAAGGGGGAGACTGGCATCCTCATAGTCTCCCCCCGTTTCAGGGTTTAGTTCATGTTACTCAGATTGAATCCATCCTCTGCAGTATCCATGAAGAAATTGTGAAGCCTCTGATACCGCTGAAGGGCATCGCCGGGCTGTGCAAGTTTGTAGGCTTCAGTGACAGCATTGTAAAGGCTCCACTGGGTACGGGGCTGGAACTCTTCATGATCTGGAGTGATCCACTGATCACGAACCTTGCTGATCATGGGGTTTGTAAGCATGTGCTCACCATACAGCCTGCCCACGATTGAATGGGCTTCAGCATCACTGAGCTCACGATCAGATAGAGTATTCCGGGCGATCACTGCAGCATCGAAACGCTCTTCAGAAGTGGCAATGTTAGCTGCTACTGCAGCAGCGATATCTTCCCATACCGTTCCAGTATGTTTCCGCATGAAGTGGATATCTCCAGTTACCATAAGATTTGAGCATACCATTACTTCAGCACCTGAAGCGATCTGAACTTTCAGACGTTTGTTATAGCTGTTCACGATACCTACACTCATTCCCATTCCCGCTGCATCAGAGAAGCCCATAAGGGCTTTAAAGCGCATGTGAGCAAAAAGATGCTGCCCATCAGATGCCAGCTTGTATTCTGCTTTCTGGAGCTCTACAGGAAGCACGTCCTGAGTGATTTCCTGAACTGTCTGAACCAGCTTTAAATGACTAACAGGCTGATATGTATCAGTCTGGACTGGCATAGGTACTTCATTGATCTGTGCTAATGTTGCGTTTCCACCACCAAATAAACTCATAAGTAAATCCCTTCCGGTTAATTAATTGTTCGTTCTCTCACCCCTACTATACATTTAACAGATCCCATTTGTCCAGATGGGATATTATTACAGTTGTGAGGATTGTAATAAGCTAACCGGGCTAATGGTGTTTTACAATGAATCCTGCTTTTTCAGCCAGTGCTTTGATCGGTGCTTTCAGATCCTGCTGGGTTTCTACCTGAGATCTGAGCCTATCCATCTGCTGCAGTATATCATCTAAAAAGATCTTCTCTGACTTACTGAGCTTTTCACGGATCCGCTGGATCCTGATTTCATCCTTCATGATTTTCCTTCCGTTAAATAGTGCGAATCCCGGGGATCGAACCCGGGCTATCCTGTCCCGCTGGGGGGGGTGCAGGAAAAGGGATATGCACCCTATTTGTGCATTCGCTCCGAAATTACATAACTGAAGTTCCGGAAAAGATCCGGGCTTCCTCTACGATCTCACTGATATTCTTTGGATCCACGTCCTTCGTAGTTCCTGCCAGTGGGGGAATACCCCGTTCCAAGCATCTGCTCTGGTAGTAAACCAGAATCCGCTTGACTTCTGCAGCAGTGTAATACTCTTCAGACTGTGGATCCCATATAAGCCTTCGCCCATCCATTAATAATCGTCTGGGCTCTTACAATAATACCCATCGTCTGGGGTATCTGGTAGGTGATCAAAAGTGTTCACAGGCTCCAGCATCTGATTACTCATAGCAGCATGAGGGTAGATTGCTTCAGCCTCTTCTAAGGTATCAAAATGATCCAGAAAATTGATCCGGGTTTGACCTTCCAGAACAGATCCCTTTGGATATTCATCATAGCCCTTTACATCGAATCCGTTTTCATCTGGGATGATATGGAGATAATGGAAGTCCCTATTACGATCGCCATCCATGACAGTGATCGTTCCATCATTATTCTGTTTAGATCTTGGCATCTTCATCCTCACTTTTGCTGTTAATATCATTCATATTTACTTTATGGCTGGGATCGAATAATCCCAGAACCAGTTTGGAAAGCCTTGCCCGGTTAAACCGGATCCACCAAGACTTTGCCTGTTACGTTCTAATATTCCGCATGATTCCAGCATTGCCAGATCTCTCTGAGCCTGATAAACTGGACTTGCTCCCCAGAGCTTCAGGTTCCGGGCATACCCGGGGAAAGCTGCATCATAGCCATCATGGAATGCAGCATCCACTACTGAGGCAGATAGATGCTCTTCGATGTACTTCCGAATCCACTGCTGCCTTTTAGCTTCATGTGCCATATTTGTCCCTTCGTTATATTTAAAATTAAAAGGATGGGGGTGCGGTATCAACTACCCCAGTGAACTCCAGTCCGTTCCTGCTACTCTGGCATACTGCTCTGCTTTACTCCCGGGTTATCTCAGGGATACAGCCCTAATCAAAGGAAATCCCACAAGTGAGATCTTCAGCCACCATACAGATTGCACGTCCTTCAAACATCATTTTGGTACTCTCCCCGGGGGGAGCCTATCACCGCCATCTATTGGACTTCAGCCTACTGGATTCAAGATCCGCCTGCAATAGCCATACAGCCTACAGGATCGCTTTAGCATCACATCCTCATACGGGTTTTAGTGCGATCTGGTTCATTCTGGGAGAGCTTACGTTACTCTTCCCCATCCTTAGTTCCCTATGAGAGAATTGAACTCCCCGGGGGATCCTGAGATCCCCCTTTAGCCATAATAAGAAAGTTATGCGCCTACAGCCACAAAGTAGCCATCAGCAGATACCCTGATCTGATCGTGGGTATCGTGATAGATCTTAGCATCAGATCCAGTGAAATAAGAGATAGCTGCTGCAATCAAATCCTCAGTGAGATTATCAGCTTTAATCTTGTTATTGGAAGCAATAAAGTGGATCCGATCCTTCCAGTTTTCCATGCCTGCTAAAGCAGTAACCCAGTTAAAAGTAAGCCTGAGTTCAGCATAGGTGAAGGCTCCAGATCCAGCCTGATCCTTGTGAGCATCCATGATCTGGATCTCTGCATCAGAAGCGGAAACCAGCAGAGGCTGGCAGTAGTTCAATTTCATAAGGTAATCCCCTTATTTTAGGTTTCAGTTTAAGTAGTTCCACACCCAGAGAATCGAACTCTGAGGGGAAGGATCCAATGCCCTTCCCCTAACCATTGGGGGATTATTAAGCCATTTCTGCTATCAATGCTGCCCTTTTAGCTTGATACTCTTCATCCTGCTTCTCTTGCACTGGAGTCATTGATACATAAATATGTTCACTGCTACTGATCCATTTTCGCCCTTCCTGCTTAGGAAGGAATGCACCGTTCTGGAACTCAGGGATGATTGTGCGGATCTTCACCAGATCTGCATCGCTGAATTTTTCCCAGCATCTTTTGGGTTCGTTATGGAGAGAATAAACCAGCGGAATGTAGCCCTTCATTTCCAGTATAGTAGCGGGAGCGAAGCGGAGTTCCATTAGTCCAAAATACTCTTCCTGAGTAAAGTTGTTTACCAGAAAATTAATAAAGTGAGTGATGTGCTTCCCTTTGAGATATTTAAAACGTGCTACAAAGGTTCCATACTTGCCATCATTTCTATCATACTCTGTCCACTGTCCACGCCTGAAATTCTTTTTGATAAAGTTCATGTTAATCCCCTAACATTTTATGTTTATGGCTGGGCTGATTGCCCTGCCTTCACCCTTACTATACATTTAACAATCCCGGTTTGTCCAGACGGGATAAAATTACACTTCAGAGCGATGTAATAACCTACGCCTCACCCTGAACATTCCCATTCAGCTTATGGAAGAGAGCTCCATCGATCAGCTTGGATCCTGTCCCTGCTGGGATCTCCCATTCCATTGTTTCATAATTGAATTCTGAAAAGGCTCTATACGTTCCACATTCCGGGCAGTGATGCTCACCCATACCCGGATCTACTTCCTGTGCTGTGATCGTCTCACAAGGCACACAAAAGACATTGTGAACCACTACGCTACCCCAGCCCGTTCAGCTTCCCGCTCTGGGATATGGATCTTCTCTATGATCACATGCTTTGCACAGTTCAAACGCTGCCTTGCTGTTTCACTCTCACCCCGGGCAATCAGTTCCTGAACATCACTGAGCATACTGGTTACTACCTGTGCTGGGCTCTGCAGGAAAAGTGTATCTCCCTCAGATCCTTCAAAGGGATGCATCGCATCCAGAACCTGTGCATTCAAACTTTCTTCCGTAACTCCATAACATGCTATCTGCTGATCTGCTGTCCATGTACTCATGATTAATCCTTTACTGAATAATTATAATTGTCATACTGGTATCCGTTCTCTCTGAGCCACTTTTCAATCAGTGGAAATTTGATCCCAGAAAATCTACGTGCTACCCAGTCACCTTTTTCCCAGATCGCTGCTGTAGGGATCTGCTCAGTTTCTGTTCTCACGATCGGTACTAATTCGCTCCAGAACCTTTTTACAAAGTCTGGATCGTGTATTGAGATTGTTACTTCTGTGAGCTCTGGGTAAGTATCCAGAGTGCTGCCTTCAAAATGTTGAATGATGCTGATATCTTTTTCCATGATAATCCCCTTTGATTATTTGGTTATTCTCTCACCCTTACTATACATTTAACATAAGTGATTTGTCCAAATGGGATATTGTTACACTTGGGGGAAGTGTAATAGCTCCGTTTCTGGGTACAAAAAAAGCCCTACGGTAAGATAGGGCTTTTTAATTATGGTTAGATCTGGGTTATGCTCTAAGTCTCTGGTAGCTGAAATCGGTTACTTGTCATAGCATCACTGATCAATTTATCAGAGTTTTCGCTTTTGTTTATCATAATATATTTGTGGCTTCCGCTCACCAGCATACAGGGGACACCTTCAGACACACTCATGGCAGTTGATCGTTATGATCCCATCAGTCCCTATATCTGCATGACCTTGAAGCTCTACTGGCTCCGTGACATTGGTTTGTTCGATTTCATAGAAGCTGGGTTGCACCACAACATAATCGATACTCTGATCCATGCTGAAGGGTGCGCCGTACTCTGAAGATGTGAACATTACATCCTTAGAATCGGACTGAGCTACCACAGGAGTTTGACCCGCAAAGGCAAAGCTGATCATTGCAATCATGATCATAGTGATAGCGCAAAGATGGCATTCTCGTTTCATCTTGCTCTCCTTTTCTGTTGTTTCTGATTTAACATTTTCCTAAGTGATTCAATTTAAACCACAGGAATGCTTCCTGTCAATAAAAAAGCCCCGGGGGATGCCAGTCCCGGGGCGGGTGAAAGTGACACCTTAACCAATCAGAGGAAGGCTGCAGGCTTGGGAAGCCTACGTGGTATCACAATTCTTATCCTTTTGGGTTTCTGCTGCTGCTCCAGCATTCCCTTTTCAAATACGCTGAAGATCTGTTCATCCAGATCCATTGATTTTTCAAGTCTATCCAGAGCTTCCTTCAGGATAGCTGGTGCATCAGGATCCTTTTGGATCTTCGCTACACCGGATTCATAAAGCCTCTGAACGTCCTGCTTTGTGGTTCCTGCAGATACCTCTGGGGGCTTGCCGGGAATCTCCCATGATTTCTTACCTCTGGCAACTATAAAATTATCCTTATTGATCTTGGATATCTTGGCAGTCACTGGATCCTTGAATGGCTCATAGGTGTAAACTACTTCAGATTTCTTCCGGGGGTTTTTGGGATCGTTTACGGGAACCACTGTCCGGATCTTTTTCGTGGGAGTAAATCTATATTGATCCCCTACCTGTTTCCTGCGATCAATTTTCTTCAGCCCCTGATTTGCATCGAATAGCCGGGCGATCTGATCAAAGGTTCTGGTACGTTCATTGTGATGCTCTTCTGGTTTGTCAACGTAAAATCTCCAGAACATAACATTCTTTTCACCTATGGATAGATCTCCATCCTTCACCATTTTATTCAGAGTCTGGTGAGTAATATCCCTGAGCTCCCTTTGCCTGATATCCCAGCGGTTCCAGAAATCTACATCCGCTTCATCAGAATATGGATTGAGCTCTTCAGCAGTATCCAGATCTTCAGGCTGCTGGAACTTTGCCCACTGCTCCAGATCGTGGATCCTATCAATCGTTTGCTCTGGGTTCAATCGTTTCTTATTCCCATTGCGATCCCTGTGATCCAGAACTACGATCTTGCTCAGATCTGAGATAGCTGGTTCACGTCCATCGTGGGTTTGTCTAAATCGTTCTTTTGCCTGAACCAGAATAGCCAGATCCCGGGTTACTTGGTGAGGCAGATCTACAGCACCCATGAGCTTTTTGGCTACATCCCGCATCCTTTGCCGGGCTCTGGATCTCATCTGGGCTTTGATATCATCTTTCTTTTTCCCGGCATTCATGGCTTCCATAGCACCTATGATCATACCATGCCTGCCTTCAGCTACTACATCTTCCAGATCCCCTGTGGGCTTACCCTGATAAAACTGCTGGGGGAGTCCATGAGAAGCAGCTACTTCCTTACCAATTTTTATCAGAAGCCCGGTATTGCCTTCGATCTGCTTCTGGATCCACTTCATATCGTCCACAGTGGCTGTTCTGGTGTTTGTACGAGCATGGGCAGCTACTACCTTGCCTTGCCTCATGTGCTGCTTCACTTGGCTCTGGGAGCCCTTAAAAAGCGTGAATAATCTAAATTGCATAATAGGATCCTCAGATCTTCAGTTTTCGTGGTAAAAGCACCGCTGGCATCTGCAGTTCAGTTTTGCATTTACTGCAGCGGGCAATCACGGTTCCATTATCACGATCTATCATCATGGACTTTACAGCATAAAATAACCTGTTCGGATGATCACGATCAGGCTTCACTACTTTTATATGGCACTGGGGGCAATGCCCGGTATCACTTAGAGATTTTAGCATCAGTCCCCCGCTTTTTCTTTTTCTTTGGATCCTTACCCTTTTTCATATCTGGATCCACAGGTTTCCCTAATGGCTCTACAGCGATCTGCTTGTGCATGTTATCGCTCATTGTTTTGGTAAGATCTTCCATTACTTCCTCAATAATATTCTGCCCGGGATCAGGATTCGCTTAGGTGATTTGTGGCTATGTGATTTGCCGAGGGCTTCCGTGGCATTATCCCTCTTCCCGGGCTGTGGCTTGTTTCCGTTCAAAGTGTTTAATCGAGATTGATAGATCTCTTCTACTTTTGTCCAGAATGTCCTATGCTCTTCCCGAGCCCAGCCTGGTGAATCTTTAATATCATATAGTTCCCATTGCTCCATAGGATGGCGAATCATCCTCAGATCCGCCTGCAGCCAGATAAACGTGGAACCCATCTGCCTTTTATTTGCGATCGCCTGAGCAAGTTTTGCCCGGGCTTCATCCTTGTTACACTTGGCAGCACTGCTGCTATGGAAATCATACCCTTCAGAAATAGATTTAGCCCGGATTGCTGCCCGGGCTCTAATGAAGGATTCTTTTTTAACCAGTAGTCTCATAGGCTTAAATCTAAAGTGGAGAGATCCCCGGGGTGTACTTCCCTCTTTTTCTCAGGTTGCACGGGCATCTTACCCGTTTCTGATTTAGTAGTGTTCAGGGCTTGTTCATCCGCTGGGGAGCTCTTCACCTCAGTAAACACTATTTCAGGTTCCTGATTATGTCAGTCATTTCTTTGGCACGTCTGGGAGTCTGCTTTGCCCACTTGGAATCCAGCATTTCATTTGCTGCAGCTTCCCACTTCTCTGCAGATAGATGCTGAATGGACTTCCGGAACTTTGAGAAACCAGCTACACCGATCTGATAGCAGAGCTCTATTACAGTCTCCTGAACTTCAGCAGGCATCTTGGGGAACCAACTACTGAACCGGGCATTCACATCCACCACCAGCTTCAATAGCTTTTCCTGAAGGATAACATTGCAAACGGTTTCAGATAGGCTCAGATCCTTAATGGCGAACCCATATCCGATCGTAGCTACACCTACTGAATCATCATAGACTGTAGGCACATAACCTTCATGCTTTTTCATGCTCTCTATTAATCGATGTAATTTCATATCATAATCCCTTTTTTAGTTCATGCTCTTCATGAAATCCGCATCTTCCGGATCAAATGTGCCAGCATTGTCTTTGGAGTGTTTGATCTGCCCGCCATCAAAAGCCACATAGAAAGTATTTTCCATATCTTCGAAATCTACCACTACCCCATCATACCCCAGAACTTCTTTTACGTTTTTCAGGAAGTCTGCTGATAGATCCTGATAGAAATCATTTGAGATCTCATTCAGGTTCTGGATCGTGTAGGTTCTCTCACCATACAGGGAAACTGCATTAGCTAATACTTTATCACGTCCCTCATAGGAGATATCACCAAAGTTCCACAAAGCATCCTGATCCGGGGATAGTTCAATCAGCTTCTGGATCTGGGCTTTGGTTACTTTTTCTTTACTCAGGTAATCCATTGGGTTCTGGATACTCAGGAATGCAGATGTAACATTCTCACCATATCCTTTTGCCTGCTTCTCTACATTTGTGAAGTAGTGCCCGGATCCATACTGATCATTCCCCTCACCTAAATGGCTCTCATCGAAGGCAGTGAACTTATCTGGGGATCCGTGGAATACTTCTTTTGGGGATCCATCTTCATTTACCACTTTGGACTTCTTAAACCACTTTTTGAATTCTTTAGTTTCAGTCTGATTAACTGGTTTTACTGCAGCCTTTTTCTCCCGGGCTTCTTTTTGGGCTGCTTTTAGATCTGCCACCGTCCTGCCCTTTTTCCCCATCTTGCCCAATAGTTCAGCTATCCGATCTTCCCGGGCTATATCCATTTCCTTTTTGGCTTCCGGAGAGAGCATATCGCTGGAGATTACATTCTGAACCAGATCCTTATCATAGGATCCCAGAGGCTTCCCATCAGTGGGAGAGTGAGCAGCAGAGAAGTCAGCCAGCACCAGTTCCCCATTATCACGGCGCATAGGAGCACCAATATCACCATATCGGATACCACGCCTGTTCACTTGCTCCAGAACGCTCTCAATGGCTTTGTAGTCATCGTATGACATTGTACCGGGTTCAATATCCCTCAATCGTTCAATCTGGAAGGCAGATCCCTCAGAGGTTTCTACCATTTCACCTACCCGGGGAACTCCCCTCAGATCCTGCAGTGATGATAGGATCTTGTGCTCATCAGTTTTCGCTGGATCTTCCCGTGAAAACTTCCCACCAGTCATAACTTTTTGCCCTAATGTCATGGAATGCTTATACACGTTCCCGGCTGCATCTTCAAATACGCCTTTGGTATGCCCAGCACCCTCAGATAGTCTGGTAACTTTGATCTCTCCTGCAGGGGCTGCTTTTGGGTTCTTTTCGTCCGGTTTTGCCTGTTTCCTGCCCTTTGTAGGATCTACCTGTGCCCTTACCCTCATTTTCTTTTGATCAGGCTGTGCTGCCCGTCTGGGCTGTCTGGGATCATCCTGCTTCTTAGTTCTGGCATCAGTATGTTCACGAACCTGAAATCTCTTCCCGGTTTTTTTGTTCGTCCGGATGTGAGCCCTCACTATGGCTTTTATCATCCCGGGCTTCAGCTTCGTTTCCTTCAGCTTCTTTTTGAGTTCCTTCATAGTCATGGCAGTGCATCCCATAACCTGATCAGTACGATCATAATTAAGTTTGTAATCCCTGATTGCTTCAGCTTTAGAATGCCAGCCCAGCATGATCTTATCTTCATCGAAAGCCCCGGTTTTCACATCCCTTTGATGGATGATATATGCCATTGTAGCGTTCCGATCGTGACCTATGAAGCAATCCACATGATCTTTATCGTTTCCGATCGTGCCCCGGATGTATCCATAATCAAAATAGATAAGAGATCTCCACGGATGCCCATCTGAATCAGTCCCTTCCCTGAAGGATCCTGCTGGATTCTCAATCGATATGGGTAGTGCCTGAAACTTATATTTCTTCCGGATCGGATGCCCGGAATAGGTTAGGCTCTTCTCAAAATTTACAGGGGGGGTAATCATCTGGGAACTGTCCCGAGCCCCGTCCGATACCCCGCCCTGCTTGCCCGTGGAATTCATTGCCTTGTGTAGATCCCCGGAAACCAATTCACGGGTAACATTCATTCCCTTGTACATGATCTGATCTCCGACCAGTTCAAATGTTGGATCTACAGGCTTTTTCATAATCCGTATTCCGCTAAATCGTATTCACTCAATTTATAGCGTTTTTTATCTTCCAGATTCCGGTGGATCCGGAGCAGCTTATCAATCTCACGTCTCTTGGATTTCACCTGATAGGGAACCTGTGGGGGACGTGGTTCCGGTGTATCTGGCTGGGGGGCTTCATAGGCATACACCTCAGATCTGGCTCTATCTGTGATCTGCTGCCCGGCTGCATGTTCTGCAATCATTGTCAGCAGTTCAGATTGGCATGTACCTATCTTCTGCATAATGGCTGTTTTAAGCTCACGCCCGGACTTGGTGAAGTCTAAGCTCTTGGAGAGCCCAGCACTGTCCACATAATCGATCTGGAGAGCTTTAATCATCATTGGGTACTTCACAGCATCTATGATGATCTCCATGCCCTTTTCAATCTTTTTGAGGCTGTGGGGAACTGCATCTAATCCCCATTCAAAAGTATAGCCCAGAGGCTTCAGTGCTGCTTCCAGCTTTTTCATGACTGGATAGGTTTCATCCATTTCACCGAATTCAGCCAGAACATCCTGAACCTTTTGGGGGAGCGTTTCATACTGTTCGAAGAGATCCACATCTTCATCAGAGCTTTTGGATCCCGAACCCTTCAGTTCAATTTTGTTATCAGATTTCCATTTATCAAACAGCTTGCCTGCTTTCACAGCTTCTGCTGATTTAGGATCGATATCTGAAACTGTTTTGAGATCATTGGCTACCTTCATGAACTCAGTTTTTGTGCTGCCATCTGCAGGGTTTTTGTACTGTCTGATATCTATCATTCCTACAGTAACATTGATCTCAGTATTTGTAGATTTTGGAGTAGGGATAACTTTACCAGATGCCCTTTTGTTTTTGTCTTTTGTAGAGAACGGGCTATCAGAAGCCATCGGTTTGATTCCGTGCTTTGCCAGTACGGAATCAGGGATGTTTGCTTTAGGATCACCCATAGCTGCCAGAATTTCTTTTTCAGAGGCATTATCCCATTTGCTTGCACCAGAATCCTTGCCACCCTTTTCAGGGTTCTCAATGAACGTCTGGGGGATCATATAGAAATCCCTACCCTTTTCATCATGACCTACATCCAATCCCCATGAATTGGGTTTCTTGGCTCCCTTCACGTACACATGAACAAAAGCCACTTTCTTACCCCGCTCAGTTCCTACCACCAGTTCAGCCCCGGTAACTTTCTCATCAGCCTTAATCGAGTTTACAAGCTGAACAGATTTTGGGGATGGCTTCATGCCTTTAGATCTGGAATCCTCATGCTGTTTTACTTGAACCACCTTGCCTGTTTTGGTTTTACGCTGGTGCTGCTTCACCGTGCTCTTCATCAGGGGGTATTTTTCCAGCTTAGGATCTGCATCGATGCTTTTGCCCATAGTGCCCAGAGAAGTATATAATTCTGTATTCCGCTCTATGGATCCACGGAGCATATCATTGTACATGCCTTCATCAGTGGAGATCACTTTGTAGGATGGGTTCATACCACCACGAACTTTTCCATATTCCACATCATAGGTATCCATGCCGTTAAGCTGAACCTTAATGTAGTTCACGCCCTTTGTATTTTTACCGATCCTGAATGAGAGATATCCGAGCCCGGTCTGGGGATCTGCTCCACCAGCTACGTTTTTGGCTCCAATCATGTACAAGGCTTTTCCACCTATTTGCTGCTGGATTGCTTTCGCATGATCCATGTAATCAGGATGGGGTTTGGATGATTTCTTTTTAGGTACTGCAGCAGAGGCATCTTCATCCCGGGTTTTGGGATCTGGCTTATCCCCAGAGTGCATTTCCTTTGCAGTTGTATGCTTCGGATCCAGAGTTTTGTGGGCTATTTCCATCACATCGATTGCTTCTATCCAGCCATCCTTTGCAGCAGGAGCAGCAGAGTTTCGCTTTTCCTTCATCTTATTGATAACCTTCATCGATAGTAACTTGGCATCTGCATCCGGGCTATTCCGTTTTACATCAGATTCAATATTCTGGACAATATTTTTGAACTTGGGAGATAGCTTTGTTACACCGCTGTCTGCTGGAACTGCTGGTGATTTTTTCCCCTTGAATGGAG